CCAGTCACCCGCTCGATCTCTCGAACCTCCGCGAACATCAACTTGTTGACATCGAACGAACTGACCTCACCATTCAGACGAAACCGAATCGTCGAATCCTGCTCAGCCACGGAACTCTCCCTCTGCCCAGGCCGCGATCGTCCGATCAGCAGCATCAATCGCCCGCGGACCCAACACCTGCAACGGGATATCCCACATGCCAGGGTTGATGTTCTTCACGAACCAGAACTTCTTGTTGCCGAAAAGCGGATGCCGGATGATGCCCCGGTTCAGAGACTTCATGTCCGAACCGGTTTTGCGTTGCCGCAACCCCACCTCGAGCACGTCACCCTTCACCACGAATGTCAACGCCGGCATTGGGACGTACTTCTTCTGCATCCCCTTCGGCAGATACTCCTTCTCGGCCGCCACGATCTCGCGCCGCAACGGTTTCGACTCGTTGACCAACGCCTTCCGCAATTGTGCTTTCACCTCGCCGCGTGCAGCCTTCTCCATCTTCCGCTGCACGTCGGCGAGCTTCGTCCGACCGGTCTCAACCAGCCGCAGGCCGGAAGTCACAGAGTGGTCTCGTTCGAGATGATCGTCACCACGGGCAGGTTCGTTCCATCGAACAGGACCGTGAACGGGAACGAACCGGACACCACATCGGCCCCCTCAACAGTCGGCGTGTCACCGTCAAGGAACACGCACGGAAGGGTGATCTGGAAGGTGTCGTTGTGTCCAGACACGCCAATCGCAGCACCCGTCGCGGTAAGCTGCAACGAGAACCCGGTCTGCGCGTTGAACTTGTCCGCCCACAGAGTCTTGTCCACAAAGTCGGCTTCGATCGTGCCGGTGAGTTTCGTGAAATCGTTCTGAATCGGCTCAGCCTTCAACCCCGACGCGCCCAAGTAATAGCGGTCCAGCTTGAACGGGCGCTCGATCTTGATCGAAACCTTCTTCACACCCGTCGCAGCCGTCGCCGGCGAGGTCGAACCATACGACCCGACCGTGATCCCCACATCAGTACCCACGAACTGCCGCAAGGTCGCATCATACGAAGCAGCCGGAACCGCCGTCGCCTCAACAACCTGCTGAGCATCCACCGACCACTTCGCGTCAAGGTTCTTATCAACCTCATACGTGAGCTCCACAGACGGGAACTTGCAGCCCTGGAACGTGTACGGCCGCGCAGTACCAGTCGTGTCCGGCACCGCCGACTGAATCGTCAACGACTTCCCAGCATTCACCGCAAACGTATGCGTCTGCGTGTACGCGGTCGTCGAACTGATCTGAACCGGTGTCACCGAAGTGCCCATGATGTTCTGGAAGAACAGCCCCATGCCACGGTTCGTGACCTGAGTCTCAATCGTCCCCGTACCACCCTTCGTCGTGATCACACGACGAGCACCCAACTGGAACAACTGCCCCTGAAACCCGCCACCCTGCACGATGTTCAGAACCTGCTTGATCGACACCTTGTCGGCCGGCAGGAAATGATCCATCGTGACGCCGGTCCCATAGGTGGACTCCTTGCCATAGCTCAGTTGCGAACCGAGACCAGATCCAATGACAGTCACTTGCTCGTCTCCTCAACCGGCGCATCCGCCACAGCACCCTTAGCCGGAACAGACTTGCCCGACTCATCACCCCACGTCTCAACCTGAGACACATAAGCCTCAAGACGGTCATCCGGAACCTCAACAACCTCATCCGGCTCAACCGTCTTAGACAGTTCGGGAACGTACAGAGCGATCCCCTTCTTGTTCCGCACTCGAGCCATCAGCTCACCCTTCCTCGAACTTGAACATCAAAAGCCAGCTGAGCAATCGCGCCCTGCGCATCCTGCGTCTGCTTGAAACTGACCGCCCGGATCTCCGACACCTGCAACAGATTCACTCCCACAACAGGTGACGCGACAAACCCAAGAGACGGATCCAACTGGATCAACGCCCCCACGGCCGTTAGCGACTCGAACACGGAATCACGGGCAGCCTTCATATCGCCGTCACCGTTCCACGCCTGCGCCAAACAATGGATCGTCACGTTCTCGTCACGCATGTTGTGACCAAGCCACGCCCAACCCTGATCCAACGCAGCCGACTCAATGAAGTCCGTAGAATCCGTGCTATTCAGGCCAACGAACAAAGCCGACATGATCGCATCATCAGTCGCACCAGGACCATCAATCACCGTGAAACTGTTGCCTGCCAACAGTGCGATCAGCGCATCAATCGCATACGGAGCAACCGACCCGACCGTCATGCGATCCCCGGAACCACATACCCGGCAAGAATCTCCTCGCACCGGTTAGGCCACGCGAAACTACCACCAGTCATCGAGGTGTCATCGCCACCCAAACCCGGACGTTTACCGATACCTCGCTGAGTCGTCCACATGTGACCGATCAGTAACAGAACAGCCAACTGCACATCCTCGGGCACCGACGCATAACCCGGCGTGTACTGGATATGCACATTCCGCTCGCCAACCGCAAACGGCACCGCAATACCCGCCGCGCGCCGAACGAACGTCCCTGTCGCCTTGTCCACCGTGTACGCGAATGCCGTACCGCCCGCCCCCGTCGCCGTCTCGGTCAGGGTGTACTTCGCCGATCCCCACGACTCCTCAACCAAAGTCACCGAGCTAATCGGATACGTCCTGGTCACAATCGACGGACGTCCACCGTCATACCACTCATCCAACGGGGCAGGCGTCTCACCAACCGGACCGCCACGCAAAGCCCACATCGACGTCGCCGCAGACATGTAGAACGGCAACTCCGCGTCAGAGGCGGTGTTCGTGATGTTCAGGAACTCTTTGGTCTGATCCAACGTCACAACGGCAGTCGTCATCGCGGAACCCGATGATCAACCGCACGATCAACTTTCACCGAACCGCGAACCAGCTTCCGCAGCTCGATCTCGGCCGTCGTCGCCTCGCCCTCGTCAATCTTCTCAACCTGCTCAACCTGCTCGCTCACGATTCCTCCTCAGGCTTCACATACTGAGCATCGGAAAGCCAATAGCTCTTGTGGTGCGACAACCTCGCACCCGTCGCCGCAACGATCGGGATGCCCAAATCGCGGACCCTGCGGCAGAAGAAAATGTCCTCACCCAACCAGTCGCCGCCGACCGGCATGTCCCGGAACCAACACCAGCGCCCCTGCTCGTGATCCTTCAACGACGAAGCGTTCGAGCTCTCACGGATCCGCTCGAGAACGGTACGGTGAATCAACAACGCACCCGTCCCAGCCGCATCAACCGGGATCACACCATCGGCCGGAAAATTCCACACCGGGTTATAGCGGCCCGACTCGTTCTTCCGCAAAATCATCGGCGTCACGGGCGGATACCCGTTACCGGCCAAGCCGGGCCACTGCCCGAAATACAGGCCAGCCACAACCGGGCGATCCTTATCGTGCGCCGCATCAATGATCTTGTCGAACGCCTCAGGCTCGATCTGCTCATCCGTGTCGATGAAGAACAACCACTCAGTCGTCCCGTTATCCAAAAACGACTGCACAACCTCGTTGCGCTGCCTCGACAACAGAGAACCACCAACACGAACCACCGTCGAAATGCGGCCACTCCGCGAAGTGAACAGATTCAACATCGACAGGGCAAACATGCCGTCCACTTGCCCGCCGTCGATCCAGCCCACCGCAACACGGTCTTTTACACGCATTCGTGATTCCTTCCATTCGGGCGGGTGGTGCAGGGGAATGGAACCCTGCACCACCCTGATCCCCACGGCCAGCGGGGAACTATTCGATCCGACTAAAGAGTCGGGGTCACCAGACCAGTGCCATCGATGACCTGCGCCGACGCCGCGTACCGCGTGATGAACGCGCTGAACGCCAGAGCCCGGAAGAGCACCGAATTCTGGTTGGCATAGGTCGCATCCCAGCGGGTCCGCTCAATGGGGGTCTCCCACAGAACGTGGTCGTCGGTGCGGAGCACGTAGACCTGATCCTGGTTCGTGGCAGCACCGAGGTTCTGAACGATATTCGGGTCGACGTAGACAGGCAGGCCCGCGAACGTGCCAGCCATCCCCTGAGCCACAACATCACCAGAAACCGCGAGGGCGTTGTAGGTCGGACCGTTCGGGGTCACCAGCGGGCGGTTCTGCCCGTCAAGTGCTTCGAGGATCCAGCCCCAACGGACGGGGTGCATGACGATCGCGTTGGCCGGCAGGAACCGGGTCTTGGCGAGGGTCGCAACAGCGTTGATGACCTTGTTGTAGAACGAGTTCGCGGCGGTCGTCGAGATGACGGCCGGGGCAGCGGTCGTGTAGGTGACCAGGGTTCCAGCCGTGGCAAGTCCCTTGAGCTGACCGTTCGCGCCCGTACCAGACAGCACCTGAACGTCGATCTGCGACGCATACGCGAGCGCCAGGTCTCCGAGAATGATGTCATCGAACGGAATGCCCGACTGGTTGATGAGCTCGAGCGACACAACCTGCTGACCGGCGATCGTGGTGATCCCCGAAGATACCGACGTGGTGGTGATGTCGGTGTTACTGACGGCAGTGTTCTGCGTCTGCGTCACACCCACGGTCGTACCGGTGGAAACCTTCGGAATGTTGATCGAAGACACACCGCTGGGCAGATCCTGGTGCTTCACCAGATCGGCGGTCACACGCGCGGCACGAGCCAGCGCCACATACTCGGCAACAAGCCACTCCGGGGGGGCGAACGTGCCACCAGCGGTCGCGGTCGTGCTGAGTGCACGGGTCTCCTGCGAACGCTGCATGCGGTCACGGGCGGCAGTGAACTCCTGCGACGTCGGCTGCGAACCGTGGAACATGTCGCGGAAGAACGAAACCTCCGAGTCGCCCTTTCGGTAGACAGGGTTCGGCTCCAGCGTGACGCGGGTCGTGGTCTGGCTGCGGGTCGCAACAGCGGTTTCCGCGCTACGGGATTCGACCTCAGCGGCCTCATCCTTGCGTGCCTGATCCAGCTTCTCGCCAGCCTCACGGATCTCCTTGTTGAGTTCAGCCACGCGGGCCTCGTTCTCGGGAGTGAAGGTTTCCGGTGTTGCATCCTTGAGGAGTCCGTCACGTTCGGCAATGGCTGCGTCACGCTGGGCTCCGAGAATGAACGAGTAGTCCATTTCGTTTCCTTTTCTTAGCGATGTCGCGCGTTGCTTCAGGTGTTGCCGCGAGGTGGTGGCCCGCGTGATCACGTTGGGGGCTCCGGCATGGCGGTACGGCGTAAAGATGTTGCGCATGAAAAAAGCCCCCACAAGTGGAGGCCGTCACCCATCGGGGGCGAACGTCTACAGGGTCGAGTCGGCCCTAGCGGACTCGAGGCGAGCTGCGGCGAGCGCAGCGGAACGACCGGAATCCGAAGACATCATGGTCGGGTCAGTTTCATCACCATCAGGCTCATCGCCGTCATCGGTGACATCGAGGGTGATGTTCACAGAAAGGAGCGCATCACGCTGCTCAACCGCTTCACGCAGATACTCGCGCTGCTCGTCGTTGATCGGACGCCCCGACGCAAGCAGCGACAGGGCCGACTCGCGAAGAATGTTCGCCTCGGAACGATCATCGGACAGGGACGCCGACGTGGCAGGGTTCGCCGGGTAGGTCACAACGGAAACATCCAGCAGCTTCACCTCAGTCACGGTCCGCTGCGAGAAGTCTTCGTTCCATTCCTGACGGGTTGCCATGAACGAGAACGACATCTCGCCCAGATCGCCACGCGCCATCGCGGAACGGATCTCCTGCACGGTCGGATTGGCCGCATCCAGGTCCGGTGCTTCACACCACAGACCGGTCTGGTTGCGTCCCTGCGGGTCATCAGCCGGGTCCGTGATCTCCGAAAGCGTCAGAGTGCCAGACTTCGTGCGAGCAATCGGAACACCATCATGGTTGACCAGCAGACGCACATCATCCTGCTCACGGAGCGCCTTGCCGAACGCACCACGGGCGATCGTCTCGTCGTATTCGCCCAGCCAGTCGTAAACCGGGTACGAATC